ACAACCAACTTGAACTCCAAAGATTCTAAAGTTCTGTCCTACAAAATTCTGAACATAACATTGGGTATGTAAATGTCCTTGTACTGTATTCATCATATCAGCTCTACACTTAGTTGAAGCAGTACCTCCTTCTCCGTGTATATATTGAACTCCGTCTAACTCATAACGTTCAACAAAGTTCCATTCAGGAGTTTCTAGTACTTCTTTATAAGACTTAATCCATTTAGAAGGTATTGCTGATGTCTGAGCTTTACGCATTATAATTCTATCATGGTTTCCGATTAGAACTGTAGCTTTAGGAAAAGCGTCACGCCAACGAGCAATACGACTTATAGCCAATTCTAGCTCCTCTAAGCCACCCATACCATCAGCTGAGGTTTCATGGTAGCTTGAATAGTGGTTGTCTATTACATCACCAATAAAGATAACCTCTGTGCAGTTAAAGGTTTCATATTGTTCTAAGCACCAATCAAGGTAGCTATCTAAACAGAATGGTTCATGTAGGTCACCAATAACTAAGACATTCCTAGTTTCTGATTCTCTCATCTTCTGTAAAGCAGCTACCTCGTGAGGTTTTAGTCTGTAACGATTACTTCTTAGCAACGTCTGCGATTCCTTGACCGACAATAAGAACTAATATTGCGTGATACAATTCTGTAGCTGTTGCTTCATCAACCCCTAAGAATGTTACAATAGCAGGAACTACTACTGAACCGATTGCGTACCAAAACTTCTTTGACTTTAACATCTGTCCGATAAGATACTTCTCTAAAAACTTTTTCATAATTATTTATTTTTGATTATTAAATTAATGTTTTCGCCGCCCAAATTAAGTATTTCTTTGATAACTAAGTCCATAGCCAATGTTGAGTTATAAACAACGTCTTGTTCACTTCCTTGTCCTACTAGAATACAACCCCTAGTGTCTTCAGCCCTGTTACCTCTATGAAATAATATCCAATCCCTATTAGGAACATCTTCAACCAACAAGTGTAAGTAATCCCTACTAGCTGATTCTCTTGGAAGTCTAAGTCTTACTTTATAATTACCTTCAGGAATACAGCTTATATTTCTTTTATTGTCTAAATAAGGGTTCTCTAATGTATCACAGAACCTTTCACCATTTATAAAAAGTTCTCCCATTGTAGAGTTTTCCGTAAAAGTATCTCTGATGATTAAAAGATTAACGCCCTTGACCTTTGTAGGCTGTTTTAAAGCCGTTCTGTCCTTTACTTGCGTTTTTGGAGTGAATACCCTTTCTTTTCTTTTTAACGCTCTTAAAAGAGCTTGTATTAACTTTACGAGCCATCTATTTATTTTTTTCAAATTGAATGAATTTATATATAGTAAAACTAATTGCTAATATAAGTGAAACTAGCGTTAGTACTTCGTTACAGTCTGTGATGCTAAAAGCTATTGCCGAGCTGTTAGCTAACCCTACTTGTAGAGTGTCTTTTACTTCTGTCATTGTTTTTTGTTTTTTTATCTAAGTAGGACTTCAACTTAGTGACGTTCTTAGTTTTAGGTTTATAGTGTTTCTTCATTAATCAGATGCGTTTAGGAAGTTTCTTAAAGTAAGTTTAGTTCCTTGCTGCATTGGTCTTTCAAGGTTCATTCCATTATAGTAAGCATTTTGGTCAGGGTTCACATCACTTCCTGAGTTGGTAGAGTATTCAGGGAAGCTAGAAGTATTATTGCAAATGTAGTCAATCATTCGTTCCGTGTAGTATTCTGCTGTGTTTCTTACTTCTTCTCTTAAGTGTTGGCTTTCTTCTGTGCTTAAAGCGTTTCCTGTTTCTGAAGTCTTAGAATAGATATTGCCGTTCTCAATCTTAAATCTTAAAAAAGGGATAGCGTGGTAAAACGCCCAATTCGGTAGCATGTCACCTATGTAGTCATTTAATAGGGTTGCGTAGGCTTCGTTTCCTGCATTACCTACTGTTCCTGCTGTAATTAAATCTTTAAGCTTTTGATTCAAGTCAGTACCTAGCTTAGTTTCTACATAGAGCTTCTGTGCTTGACGAACATAAGGAAGTAATAGGTCTACATCAACATTAAGATTAATTGCTGTAGAGTCCTTTAATTTCGCTTCTGATATAAATAGTACGTATGCCATTATTTTACATTTTTATATTTAGCAATTAGCTCAGGGTTCACAAAGCCGTGATTAGGCATATCGTGAGGAGCAACTGATACCTCTTTTGCGTTTCTAGGAAGTTTAACCCCCCTGCTTTTTGCTTCTGTTGATGTTATTATTTTGTCTGAATTTTTAGGTCTTTTGCCTTCTTGTACTAGTATGATTCTGAACCACTTATGTTTACATAGTGCGCCGCCTTTCCATTTCCAAATTGAGTAAGTTGCAGCTCCACCTTTACCCCAACCCGGATTGACTGCCCTTCTACCCATTGCGATAATATCCTCTTTACGATATATCTTATTTGAACTTGTCATTTTTCTACAGAAATCTCTTTCGCCTACTTTACTTCCTACATATCTGTATCTTACCCTGTAAATATCGTCTACATATTCAGTCTGTTTACTCTTTTTGTCTTGACCTGACTTTCTGTTTGGGTAAGCTGAACCTGTACTAGCAAATTCGTAATACTCAGAATGTAATTCAGATTCAAAGTCAAATTCTTCTGTTTCGTCTTCCGCTTCTTCTTCTGAAATTATTTCATAACCTTCAGGCATTTCTTCTCCAAATTCTTCAATAAAACTTTCTAGCTCTGTCTTTTCTGAACATTCACATTTCACATCTTCAGAAAGCTTAACATCTTGTTCTACTGTATCTTCATCCCCTAAAGGTTCAAGTCCTAAGTCTGCTCTTATTTCGTCCTGAGTCATAACTTCTCTAATAGTCTTAGAGTCAAACTGTACTGTTATTGGTTTAAGTTGAACGAACTCTACAGGTAAATCCATATTGTTTACTGAGAATATAGTCTGTAAAGTGTTTAGGATGTTTAATTGGAAACCTCTAACTACAGTATTTTGATAGAAATTAGCTGCATTAATAAGTTCATCTGCATTACTTGAGAACCCGTTAGCCGTATCAATACCCATTAAAGTCTTTGACGTAATTCTGTGAGCTGCACAAATATTTGATACTAAAAGCTCTTGTAAAGCGAGGTATTGCTTATCTGCGTCAGAAACGCTAATAGGAGTTATTTCAGGTACTCTTGTCTTATCGTCTGAGAACGTCAATACAAATTTCCCACTATTAGAAGCCCCTGTGAATTTATCTACTAAGCTTTGTTCTATCTGTCTTCTTTCATCCGCTGTTGGAATTCCATTCGCGAAACTGACGAAGTAAGACCCTGCAAATCCATTCTCTATATTATTTAAATGAAACTCTGCTACCTTTTGGTCTACTAAAGCCCAATTACAACCTGCTATGTAGTCAGGAGTATGATATACGTCCATATTAGGACTATAAGCACCTGAATAAAGTAACTGACTTCCTGAAGTTCTATCGTTCACATTAAAAGCAGCAATAGGATAAGGTTTATTCGTTCTAGTGTTTCCCCAATCAGCGCTGATATAATAACAGTCTATCTTACCCATTTCATTCGGTCTTCCTGCTCTTACACGTTCTACAGGTACGTGATACACTTCAGCGATTTCAGTACGTTCTCTATTCCATACAATGTGTATAGCGTAAGCTCCCTGAAGCTTAAAGTCAAAAGCAACTTTCTTTATTACTTGGTGTAAACTTTCATTAGAATTAGCGTGTCTTAGGAACTTCTTAAGTTTTACATAAGCTTCTAAGTTAATAGCATCTTCTTCTTCACATACTAAGTCTTCTCCTGCTATCATTTCAGAGGTCTGATTGATAATGGCAGCGTGGGTACTAGAATTGTAGTAAAGGTCAATTAAGAACTGTGGATAGAGATTTTTCCAATCTTCTGTTCCGTATTCTATGTAATCTCTACCTCTAACTTCTTGCACCATTGGAGCAGTAGATGTTTCTAAATTTATTGAAAGTATTTTGTCCATATTATAATATTGATAGTCTTTCGTTTATGTTGTTTAATAAGTAGCCGCTTTCGGATGAATATATTTGAATCTCTTTTATAGTTCCTGTAAAACCATTTGCATCTGTAGCTCGGATTCCTATTGAGTCTATTTCAATTGTTCCTGCTAAAGTTCCTGAACTTTCGAGAGTGCCGTTCCTATATAATTTAAACGTGCCTGAACTCCTTGTTATTACAATATAATCATCTCCTAATTCTTCAGCCGTTGTTAAAAGTAAAGAACCTGAACCTGTTGTAATTGTAATTTCATTTTCAGCAGATATTTTAAAGAATTGATTTGCAGAGGTATTATCACCAACAAAAGTTGCATCAGTTGATGTAGGTGACATTCTAATTCCTAAAGTGAAATCTGCTGTTATACTTATTTGACTTGTAGTTTGTAAATTAGTTTCACTAGCAGCGTTAAATGCTAACGCACCTGTATCATAAGTAGGTTGTTGCGCTGAAGTGGCTTGAACCATGTTATGACTATTACTAGAGCTATCATTCCATTGTGTAACTTTAGCACCGTCTAGTACAATACCATTCTTAAACTGATACCAAGCTTCTAAAGAAGTGTCATCAATTGGACTCCATAAGCTTTGTATAGTTTCTAAACTTAATCCTTGTTTTAGTGATAACATATCTTATGTAGTAACCCCTTCGCTATAACCTATTCCTATTCCACTTGTCAAAGTGATTGCAGTAACATTCATAAATAATGTTGTTCCCGCAGGTAAAGTAGTTAATAAAGCACTTTCTCCTGTTGCATCAGCTACTGTTAATGCACTTACTACACTTTGTACAGGAAAGTAAACACAATACCAATCTTTGCTTGTTTGAGCTGCTGTAGTAAATACTACTGTATCTCCGTTTTTACCTAATTGCTCTGTTAATAGTTGTTGTACGTTTTCTATTGCCATTTTATTTTATTTTATTGTCCGTAATATATATAATTATCTTGCTCTATGTTTGCTGCTACTATTGAAGCTTTAGCTGTAGCTCCACCACCACTTACAGAAACTACAGGGTTTTCAGTATATCCACTTCCTGCGTTTGTAATAGTGATTGTATTAACTGCACCACCTGCAACTGTACAAGTAGCTGTTGCTTGAGTGATATTATCACCTGTTATTGTTATTGTAGGAGCTGAAGTATAACCTGCTCCACCGTATTCGATTGTTAGAGATAAAACACTCTTAGCATTCTGAATGTATTGAACTTGTTCTGTACCATCTCTTTCTGCTAGATACAATTTTCCTTTTGTTACTAACCCCTGAACTACTCCGTTAGTATCAGCAACTTCTAATACTTGAAGTTCAGTTACAGGAGTATTACTTGAGCCTACTCCGTCAGGATAGGCATTCCAAGTTACTTCAAAACACTCGTACTTCCAATACCCTGAAGGTTTTAAATTGACACGACATAGAATAACATTAGGAGTTGCATTATAAGTAAAGTAAATCTGTGTGTACCTTTCTGATACAACAATCCCATCACTATAAGCGTACTGAACACTTCCGTCCATATCATTTGTAAACTTAAACAAGTGTCTTAATGCAGGTTGTCCTGCTACATTACCTTTATTAGGAACAATAGAAGTATTAATACGATTGTCTTCAGTTGATATCCAACTTTCAATATTTGTTGCAGTAATTGCTTGTATCATAATATATAATAGAAAAACTCTCATTCTGTTTGCTTAATAAAAGAAAAAGGTGACAATTAAGCCACCCCCTTCAAGAAATATATAAAAGAATACTGATTAATCTTTATCTACTGAAACATTAGTAAACGCTCCGTTGTCAAAAGGATTATCAGTGTAATCCGCAACCATTGGGAATGGAATTGGCTCAAGACCATCAAAGGTCAAAGTGTAACCATTTCTATCTCCCCAAGCAGCTCCTGAATCCATACTACCTGCATTAAGTGCCATACCGTTAGTAACCCCTAATCCGATTATTACATCGTGTCCGTTAGCTAATCTCTCATTTAATTGTGCAAAGATAACTACTTTAGTCTGACCTAAAAGCTTAATTTCATTTTGGTCTTCTTTTGTTAGTTTGTTTAAGACTACATTTACAGTAGGAGTATAGAAAATTGTTCCATTCTCTGTGCTTCCTGTAATTGTTTCAGTAACAGAAGCAGCTCCTAAAGGCATAGTGTATCTATATAAACCTGTTCCTGACCCCATTTCAATGTCAGAAATTTCTCCTGATGCTTGAACTATTCCTACTGTACTTATTGGGTCAGTAAATGTGTCATAGACTCCGAAATAAATATACTTTACTCCTCCACTGATTCTGTTACAGTCGAGTCCCCTTCCCTTTGTTAGTGTTGTACACGCCATTGTATTATTTTTTTAGGTTAAGGGAGAAAGGGTTTTACCCCTTCCTTCCGTATTATTTATTTATTATGATTGTCTTACGATATCAGCTCCAACTCCTGTCTGAACACCTGCTGAATAACGAGCAACTAATCTCATGTTGTCAGAACCATCAAGAGCAGACATATCCATCAAAGTGATTCTAGTAGCGTCACTTAAAAGGTCAGTACCAAAGAACATGTTAGACTTCTCTGCTGCTACTAATTCATTATCATTCATTCCGTTACAAACAGCGATTTTGTAGCCTTCAAATACAGGTGCATAATCTCCGTTCATGTTGTAAGCGTTAACATACCCTAAAGTAGATACTGCTGATACATATAAAGCGTAAGTTTTAGGACTCATGTAGATATGTAAGTCATCTTTTCTCAATACTGCTGAGATGTTAGCTGCCATATCAGCTGTTAAAGATTGTAAGTTAGCAATGATGTTAGCTGCTGTGTAAGCACCTGAAGCTGCATCTTGATTAACTGTACCATCAACTCCCGGTAATAAAAGTCCTGTAACTGCTCCTAAGAAACCATTGAATTTCCCTGCTACAGCAGTTCCTGCCCAAATACTTTCTTCAGTTGCTTGTGCTATAATTTCTCCCATGTAAGAGATAACATAGTCATCAAAAGATGCAGGTGGTGGTGCGCCTGCTCCTGCTCTCATTTGAAGAGCTTCCCAAGAATCTAATAATGTCTTCTTACAA